CTACCTGGGTGCACTATAGCCAAGTGGTGTCCAGAAAAAGAGGGCGGCTCGTCTCCAATGGGATTGCCCAACCATTCTCGTGTCCGAACCCACGGCTGTACGCTAGGCGGATCGCGATCTTGGCAGCTTCAGCCCGCTCGCCCGGGTTCGTATATCCGGCGTCCCCCCTAACCATCCAGTCCTCCAAGGGGACCTTCCCTTCCCTGACGTACCTGGCTATCATGTCCACATCCGCCCCATGGATATTCCTAATGGCAAGTACTACATTAATTGTCTCCAAGTCGGAGAGGATGGCAGTAGTCAGGGGGCCCCCTTGCTTTCGGTCTATCAGCCCCCCCATGGCCTTAACTGCCGCGGCATATGCCACGAGCGTCGCTTCGGAAGTGGTAGCCGCCAGGACCTTCCGTGCGACCCTCGTTCGGATGTAGTAAGTCGACAGCGTCCTTGCTGCCGAAAGGTGGGAGTCGAACGTACTCGGCCTGAAGCCTGGCTGGGTGGACATTGGCAGGAGGGTCCCACCGCGGAGGGAGAACACCGTATCATACATCTCATGGGAGGATATGATAGTGAGCTGCGGCACAACCCCTGAGACCTTTGCGAGCCAACCACCGACTGCCTCAACCTCGTCGCTGTACAGCAGCAGCCGCACGTAGACTATCCCGCGGTCGAACCCGCCATGGTCACCATAATATGCCAATACCCGCTCGATACCCGTCAGGTCCGGCCTCTCCGGCATTGACTGGATGTCGATTATTAGTGTGCACGGGTGCTCGAGCCGTAAGGCCGACGGGTCGGCCGTCACATCGGTCCCGGTCAGGTACGCCAGATGGGGGCGGCACCTGACGGCTAGGCGTCCACAGGTTGCCTCGACTTCCTCGGAAGGGAGGCTCGCACATGCCTGCGGGATATCAGGACGGATGTCGACGAGGTCGACCTCACGGACGGTACTAGCGCCGCACAACACGGCGGCGGCAGACGCGGCCCCTCCTCCGGAGCCAATTATCGTGACATGGCCAACCGTACCGCCGGAGTAGAGGAGCGCGTGGAAAGACCCGGTTAGTGAGCTGCTTACACCGCCCGTCATCCGCCGCAGGTGTAGCCCGATCCATGATGGCGGGTCTGGACGCTTCGCCAGCGGACGGAGGGTCGGGCGCTCCTCCGGCCCGCTGTTGTACCCGACCCACTCCACTTGGCCACCTGAGAAGGATTCGGGGTCTCTCCCCTGCCCCTTGCGCGGAGGGCCGTTACGCAGCGTACGTAGTATCCTCTCCATGCTCAGCTTGGTCCACAACACCGGCGGCGTGCTCCTGCACCCTCCTTCCAAGTTGTCCCGGACCATATTGAATCGTGCGTCATCACTATGCGCGAATAGCGAGGCAACAATCGCGCTTGATCTGTCCTGCGAGTTCCCTTCCGCCTCAGACAGATTAGATATCATGACCATGGTCTTGACAGTCTTGAGTCCCCCCCCGAGCAGGGCCGCAGAGCAGTACGCCCAGCACCGCAGGGCAGCGACGTCGCCGGAGAGCGTTGACGGCATGAGTATCTGGCCACACCAGTACTGCCCCTTGCGTATCCGGGCCTGGGCAAGTGTCGTTATCTCTGAAGCGAGCCGTGTCTCGCGACGGAAGTCCTGTAGATGCGTGAACCACCCGGAGGGGCCCAACGGGGTGAGGTCGTACGCCTCGCCCGCGTCCGGGACGGTGAGGTATTGCATCATCCCGCTAGCCACGGCACGTGCCAGGGTGCCGATCACGTCGTCAATCCTTGGCAAGTATTTCCAGTTGCCCCTCCGGCGGACCAAGTACCGGTAGCAGCTGACGCTCGCGACCACAGCGCCGGCTAGGTGAAGGTGCTCGGAGAGCGTTAGGCGGCGGAACTCCGAGTGGTCCAGTGACAGGCGTGGGATCCCTTCTCGGGAGTTCCCACCCTCGCCCAGAAGAGCCTTCGCTGCGGCGCTGGTGAACAGGTCAAAGAAATAGGCCGTCCGTGCCGCCAGCATCTTTGACGGCTGGGTATCTGGTGCAGCATGGAACTGCTCTGGCTTGGGCCCTCTCTTCTCGGCAAACCTAAGACGACCCTGGAATAGCCATGGGTGGAAGATCGCAGGGAGCACCAGGGAGACGACGGACGGGAATGTGGTGCCGACCTCCTCTAGGCGGGGGACATCATGGATGCGTAGCTTAAGCACCACCCCCTTGCCGCGCCCTGCAGAGAAGCCCGGGGAGAGGGAGTACGCACGGAGGAGTGCAAGGCAGGTCAGGTAGTACTCCTGTACGGCCAAGGGATAGTCATCCGCAAGGCTCTGGGCGTTGTGTGACGATATGACGCAGTGGGTTGCGACATTCGGGAGGCCGAGGAGATGGAACGTGGCACGCCCTTGGACGTCGAGCCTATGGGCGATAGTCCCGCCAACAACCCTCGGGACAGAGGCCTGTATTTTTTCGAGGGGGGTCGAGGTCATGGACGCGACGAGGATGCGTAGGAGCAGGTCGGCGTGGGGCCCCCCGCCGATTAGGTCGAACAGTCTGACCAGGCGGGTAATCCGCGATGCCGGCCCTTTGTCTGCAGTCGCCACCCATGCATCCCCCTCACGCATCTCCGATGTCTTCGCACCGAGGTAGGCCCGCTGCCTCCCCCTCGACCACACCGGGTTGGTCGGGCCGCCCCTGAACATGGCGCTGATGGTGTTGCTCACATCAGGGCCAGACTGTATAGAGTCGAGAGGGGGGACTGTCGTGATACCCTGAAGCTGCTTGAGCTCTAGTCCCCACTTGAGCCTGTACTGAACAGCGAGGGTGTACCCGCTCCACCCACGTGGGTCGGACCTTGCCTTTGCCGAGAACTTAGCGAGGCGCCGGATGAAGTCCAGCCGCCCCTGCTTCTCATCCGCGTAGGCGCTACCGACTTGCAGGCCGTCCTCATCACCTGCAGCGAGGTCCTTTACCGTCGTGGTTTTGTAGATCTTCGCACATAGGGTCTCTGCACGACCTGCGGGGGTTGCAGCCAGTGTCTCCTTAATGAGGACCGGGTACAGGGGGCGTGTCGCGGCGAGTACGTCCACGAGCTCGTCCTGTTCCACAGAGAAGAGCGCCCGTAGCTCAGGCGACGCAGCAGCTCCCTTTGCGAACGAGACCAGGCCGTCCCTCATTATGGACGACGCCGTCCTTGCTGTTTGGAGGGGGACTCCCATCGGGTCCTGGATCAGTGTACGGAGGGAAGGCCGGTTCTTCCACAGCTGCGGCCCTTCGAACACAGCAAGGATCCTGTTGGCGAGCCCCCCATGCCGCCTCTTAGCGCAGTTGGCTAGGTTTGCCAGTTCCATGCTTAGTGGATCGGTGACACCAGAATAGAGCAGTTGTGCGACCGTAACGATGGCACACCCACCCAGGACACTAGGCGTGTTGAGGAACACGAGTCGGGTTGAGCTATGGGCCAGTATTCCCAACTCGGTGACCGCACCGGAGGCGATTCTACTTGCAGTGAGGGCCTCTGATTCCATGAACTTTGCGACCGCGAACAGCCTTGCCGGGTCAGCACTCTTCTGTGCGGCCGCAACTACCCCCGCCGACACGGCCTGGACACAGACGACTGGTGTCTGCGGAACGTCCGCCGGGTAGGGGCATATCCGCGATATCGGCTTGAGTTGGGGGGAGTATGCGACCCCGTTATACCACAGGTCCTTTGAGTACGAGATGCCCGAGGTTGACATGACGCACTCCTCGGGCTTGAGCTCATGCCCCATTGCCTCGAACTTCTTCCGGATGAGTGTGACTATCTCGGTCGTAATCTCCTCGTCGGTCCGGCTGTCACCCGACTGTATTGTCGCGACGAGGGTCAGGTTGTCCCCCTGTACTGTGAATTCCACGGCGTAGGGCTTCCCCCACAAGGCAGCCTTTGCGATGTAGATGGTGTCGATTGTCCACCCCTTCTGTCTTTTTCCCTCGTGCCCTGCATCATGGACCGGTACCTTCCCCCCAAAGACCCCAGTCTTTGGTCCCCAGCAGAGTCCCGTAGACGCGTCCAGCCTCCCTTTCTCATCCTGCGGTATACGATGCCCGGGTGCTCGCATGTACGTGGCTGCACGCCGGAAGTGGTAATGCGGGAACTCAAACATCCCCGGCAGGCCGAACACATCGTCGTGGTCGCATGTGATCAGCTGTGTATTGCCGACATTGAAATTCTTATTCCAATCCCCGAGGTCCAGCTCACCGAATATCTTCCTCCCCCTGCTGCGTCTTGTTAGGCGCTGGAAACGGAGTTCCGTGGCGACCCTCCCCTCCGTCATCGATGTGGCAGGTATCCAACGGGACATGAGCTTCGCCATCCCGCCTTCTAGCACGTTCATGACAAAGCGGATGTAAGGGTGGTCGACCGAGAAGGCCCGCCCAACAGCTTTCATTTCCCCCCCTTTGAGTACCTCGGCCACAACATGGTACTTGCTTTTGAAGGCGTACCTCCGCGCAGTGTCCATTAACGCCGGCCCTGGGATCATCCTCTTCTGCAGCAGGAGCCAGGCCGGCAGGTTCCTCTGTGCATGGTGCGTGCCAGCCCAATAATGGTGGGTATCACCCAACGGCTCAGCGACCGACTTGTCGTCGATCTGGTCAAGAAGGGAATCCGGGACGTCCAGGTCGAGCATCTTCCCAAAGCGGACACCCGTGGCGTCTCCGAGTGGTATCGCGTTCGGGTCAAAGCTCTCGATACGACTCCGGTACAGGTCCCCGAGGATCGTCCCCTTCCTTGGCGCCTTCTTGAAGGGGGGCCACTCGCCGGTTGTCTCCAGGACATTCGCAATGAGGTCGATCGCGTACGCATTCCGGACCGACTGGGCGACATATGGTCGTGGTGGGCGCTTCGACCTTAGCGACTTGATCTGCTTCTTTGCAGACTCAACGGGATCGATCTTCGGGGACCCGGCGGCCTTCATCATCCCGAACAACTCGACGAGAACTCGAGCATCAGGGTAACTAGAGCATAGGTCCGATAGCTCCCTTGCCGATGGGGCCGTCCCCTCACCCAGGAATCCAAGCGCTGCCTCCTTAACGGTATACTTCTTCTCCATCTCGACCACTGAATCAAAGACCCCACCGATCGACCCCCCTGTGACCTTGACGATGTGGGCCTTTGTCATCGCTTCAACCCCCTTGAGTATGTCGTACGCACCGTTATTGTACCTGTCCAGGGTGCGTATTTGCCATTCGCGGAGCTCACCCAGCGCGCGGTGAACATCCGGCGCCACGTCACCGCAGACCCCCAAGAACAACGCGAGATACGCCTGGTAATATTGCCGCGCGCAACCAGCAAGCATCTGGAGCTGTGCAAGGCTTGCGAGCCAAGTCATTCTCCCCTTCGCAAGGCCGAAGGCCACACCCGGCCCCGCGACCCCGATGTAGTCCAGGGTCCTTGTCCTCTTAACCCCCCCGGGGGTTGCGGATGCACATAAGGCCTCCAAAAGGCGGGCCCGACGATACCACATGACCATGGCCTGGTCGAGGTCCGAGTCGCACTTGCCGTCTGGCACACCAGGGACGTACGGGGAGCCGTCGACTGTGATGTGGTCGACACCGGCACCAAATTCGGCTACTGAAAGCCGTGCGGCGGTGAGGTGCACATGCAGGCCGGTGTCCCACCCTTGCCAGCTCCAATCGCACTCGCGGTACACGGCTTCATAGTCGATAGGGTCGAGCCGGTACATTTTTCTCCGTCGCAGCACTGGTGACTTCAGCAGGCGGTAAGCATAATTGCATACCCCCGGCCTGCACTTGAGCTGGGCTGAGAGCGCCAGCTGCTCTGTGCGGAGCAGGTGCTCACGGGAACTGCCAACTTTGATCTGGTGTGCGAGGACGGCATAAAGGAAGTCAGCCTCATGGCGGTAGATGGGGGCGGTGGTGGCTGGGCGAGGCATCGTCAGGTCGCTCCGGTAGGAAGATGGGTAAGGACAGTTAGGGGGGAAGGGCTGGCGGGTTTTTGTAAAAAGATGTCTGGTCCTAACTATGGTGTGTCGGTCCACGTCGGGCGGGGGCCTGGCACCATGGGCACGTACCGGTATGTACGCAACCAAGGCTGGACGCAGTCGGCGACATACGAGATGTGTGCCTCGAGCCCAGACCCGACTGGCGCGGCCACCATCCGGCCTGCCACGCGTAGCTGCTCGGCACGACGCCCGGCCACGGAAAGCGGGGACATCCTCAGCATGCCGAACTCATCGTTCCTCAACGCTGCGAGGGCCTGTCCTCCGAGGGGGAAGCGTAGAAGGGTCCGAACTAATTGCGTCATCCGTGCTGGGTCGGAGCGGGAGCACCTCTCAGCGAGTAGCACGAAATCCCACAGCCACCCGGGGACAGCCTCACCA